TCGTGAGGGCCTTCTCGATCTCGTCAAAGGTGATCTTCGAGTCGGCTGCAAGGTCTTTGATCTCGCCGGACGAGACGCCCATGCTCTGCGAGAGGAGGGCAAAGATCGGCACGCCCGCGTTGATGAACTGGTAGAGGTCCTGCGTCTTCGCCTTGCCCTGGGCCATGACCTGCCCGTAGACGAGGGCGAGAGACTGCAATTTGTTGTTGTCCCCCATCGCGACGTCGCCGAGCTTGCCCATGACGCCCACAAGGTCGTTCGTCTGGACGCCGAAGCCCTTCAAAGTGGTTGCGGCCTGGTTGACCGCCTCGAAGGAGAGCGGCGTCGTGTTCGCGAAGCTCCTGAGCTTGTCGAAGACCTGGCTCCCCTTCTCCATGTCGCCAACGAGTACGCCCCAGGTGACGCGGCTCTTCTCGAAGGATGCCGCGAGGGTGACGGACTCCTTCCCGAGGTCGACCACCATCGAGACGGCCTTGCGGCCCGCATCGACGGCGAGGTTCGTGAGGGAGGAGAAGCCCGCGATCTTGAGGGCAAGGTTGCCGAAGGAATTCTCGGCGCCTGAGCCGGCCTGGGAGAGGCGGCCAAGGGCCGAGGCGGTGGAGTCGACGCCCTCTTGGGTTACTCGTATCGAAAGGCTTGCTGTCTCGGTCATGCCTCGCTCCTCACCGCCTGCCCCATCGCCATGATCACCTCGACCTCGAAGGCATCGAGCGCGATCCCTGTCACTGCCTGATACTCCGCAAGGTCGCGCCATGTGAGCCGCGGCCCTGAGAAGCCCTCTGAAGCGCCCTGGAAGATCTCCCAGAAGAGGCGCCAGAGGTAGTCGAAGCCCTCGGGAACATGGACCGCATGGAGCTCGGGCTCATAACTCCCTGCGGCTTCCAAAACCTGCAGGCTTTCCCGAAGCGTCCCGTTCTCGGGGTGCTTCGGGTCGGCCGGTTTTTGCAACTTCGCCTCGGCCGCCGCCGATTTTACGAGCTCGCCGAGGCGGTCCCTAAAAAATTGAGCTCCGTGAAGACGAACCTCGTGCCCCTCCGTTTGATGGAGGGATATTTTCTGTGGACGCGTTTCGCCTCTTCGTAGGAGAAGGGAACTTCCTTGCCGTTTTCGGTGATCTTCCATTCGACGACCATGCGCGAAAGGGCATCGATGTCCTGTTCCTCGCGCTCTTCGTCGGTAAGGTCGCGCCCGAGCTTTTTGTTGAGGCTGGAGAACTCCGCCATCGTCTTTTTGTAAATGCCCGAATCCGTGCCACGATAGCGGATGAATTCTCCAGTCTCCTTCCCCGTTATCGGGTCGGGGAGCTTCATCATTCGGCCAGCATCAGCCGCGGCTACGGTGTCATACGCTTCAAGTCCCATACTGCTTTCTCCTTATGCGAGTTTCCAGATTTTCCAGTTGAGGATTCCCGAGGAATCCTTTTCCGCCTGCCAGTTGTAGGAGTGGAGGCGCTTGTTCTCCTGCGTGTCTTCCGTGGGCATGGCGAGCTTCACGGTCGGGATGTCGATGGCGTAGCCCTGGACGCCGGTCGCGTCGATGATCTTCGAGCGGATGGCGACGCGGGTGCCGTTGTAGGCCTTCGTGAGCGTGTTCTTGTCGGTAAAGCCCATCGTGAGCGAGCCCGAGAGGTCCGAGCGGCCGAGGAGGATGTCGGAGGCGATCGACTGGAAGGCCCCGATGAAGTCCTCCATGCCGTTGTCGAGATTCATGTTAAGCGCCGTGATGGTGCCGATCGGAGAGCCGTCGAGCCAGATTCCGGATCCCGCCTGATTGCCGTGCATGGGGACGCTGGTCGATGCGGCGACATCCGTCCCGGTGCGGTACTTCACGGAGGCCGGCGCGGGGAGCTGAAGGCCAAGGCCCTCGAAGGATCCCGTGATGACCGCGTTCGGCGCGACAGAGAGGGACATCTTCGTCATCTCGAGACCAAGGCCGCGCTCGAACACGGAGATATCGACTGCCGCGGACTCGATGGCGAGCGACTTCTCGACGGAGCCGGGCGTGATGTAGCCCATCTTCTGCACGGTAATCGACGCCTGGGAGGCGCAGGCCGCGAGGAGGGAATTCCCGGCTATGTCGACGGCCTCGCCGAAGGTGAGCACGAGAGCGGAGACGGCGGTCACGCGGAAGTAGCCATTGTTCGCGGTGTAGCCGCCCGTAAATCCAGAGACTTTCACCCAGTCGCCCACGGCGAAGCTCGTCGTGAAGTCGCCCGTTGAGCGGGTCATGGTGTTCGTACTCCCCGCGACGACGGTCATTGTGAGGCTCGATACCGCCGTGGCAGCCGCAACCCAAGCCGCACACATTGCCGAGGCGATGTAGTCCTCATGCGATCCGAAGGCGAGCTCGAAGGGGCCCGTGAACTTGCAGTGCTTCGCGCCGTTCGACCCAGGGGCGACGGAGCGGTCGGGCCGCATCTCGTTCGACTTGAGCTCTCCCTGGTCGTTGTACAGCCGGGCGCCCGCAAGGAAGCGGTCGATGGTGTACGGCGTACCGGGGTCAACCCCGAGAACGGCCTCGATAACGTGTGCGAACTGCCTTTGCGATCCAGCAGCGATTCCAGGCATGATTTCCTCCCTCTGCCGTAGCAGGGCAAGCGGCTAGGCCGCGAAAGTCCTAATTCTCAACGTCAGCCCACCACATGACCTTGACGATCTGCTTGTAGTAGGCCGTTTCGTTCTGCGTGGTTCTGTCGACCCACGAGTTCTTGATGTTCACATAGACGCCCGACTTCTCGAGCGACGTCCCACGGGCGAAGATCTTGCGGAGGCGCTCGGCCTCGTCGTCGGTCGCCTTCGTGCCTTTCCCCACGTCCGCGAGCACGTCGACCTGAAAGATCCCGACAAAACGATTCCGCGCATCGGCCCCGATACCTGCGGGCGACGGCTCCCCGGGCATAAACCATGCGCGATACCAGAGGCCCTTCGACGGCGGAACGAACGCTTTTCCTGCGGGGTCGAGGTTCTCGTACTTGATAAGGCTCGAGCTGATCCCGGCCCCGGGACTCGCGGCGGTGAGGCGCGCAAGGAGAGCGCCGCTAATCTCGATGTGGCCGCTCATCCCGTCACCTGCGCTACGATGCCGTCGAATTCCGCGAGCGTGATCGCCACCATGCCGTTCGGGGCCTGCCCCGACCATCCGTCCTCAAGCGGCTTGATATACGGCAGGTTGTTCGTCAGGAAGATCGCGACATCGCCCGGCTTCCACACCATGACCTGATTCGCCGCTTCCTCGATCGCCGCGCGCCCCGTCCTGTCGTAACCGCCAGCGTCCGCCGTGCCCTGAAACCAGTCTTCGCCCTGCGCCATCGCCTCGGCCGGGACGCCGATCGTGCAGAGCCAATTCCCGCGAGCGCGGCCGGTGTCGACGGGCGTCTTGAGGATGATCCGGCGGAAGACCTCGAGCGCGATGAGGCGGGTGAACTGGTCAACCTGCTTGAGGCTCATGTCCTGGAAGTCCATGAGCTGCTTCGTGAAGCTGCCAATGAAGGCCATCAGCTCCCCCTCGCTTCTACGCTGTAGTAGAGGACCGTGCTCGCCGGCCTGAAGGGACCGGGGTCGATGATGGAGAGGACTGCCTCCCCATCCACGAGCTTCATGGAGGTGTCGAGGGCTGGGAGGTCCATGAGCACGCCGGCAGTGATGCCGAGGGCTGTGAGGACTTCCGCCTCGCCCGAAGCTATTCCGACGGGCGCGAGCATGTAACGGCGGTCCTTCACCGCGATGTCGTTCCCGAGGGCCCGCGCCGTTGATGCCCGCTGCGCGAACGTCATCGACTCCTCGACGGCGTAGGTCGCGTAATCCACTTCCGCCTCGGTGCCGGGGTTGCCCTCGGAGGGGACGGCGCCCGTCGTCGTGATGACGCGAAGGGTGACGGGGCGGCCTTTGGCCTTGAGCTGGTCGTAGACGTCGCGGGCGGTCATTAGCCCCTCCTCGCCTGGAGGCCGGTCGGCAGGATCCGCGAGAGGCACTGCTTGAGGATGATGTAGACGGTGCCCGCCGGGGCGCCGGGGAAGTAGGTCGTGGAGAGCGGGCCCACGGTCTCGGACTGTACCGCGCCGCCCCGCGCCTGGGCTTTGGAGAGCGCCCCCGCTTCGGCAAGCTCGATGAGCGCTGCTTCACAGGTTGCGTTCTTGACGGCCTGCGGGATGACCTCGGAGTCGATTTCGTAGCCCCGGGCGTCGAGCGCGTCGTAGCGCGGCCACTCGAGGGCCTGGTCGGCGCTGCACGCGGATCCCGGCCAGCGCGAGGCGAAGAGCGCATCGACGGCGGCCGTGGCCCGGATGAGCGCGAGCTCGAGGGCCTCGTCGGTCGCCGTGGGAAGCGTGAGCCCGCCGCGCGGGCGGTAGGCCTTCAGCTCGGCGACGGAGACGTAGCTCTCGGAGGTCGCAAGGCCGATGCCGGTGTCGAGGCTCACGCGAGGCCCGCCTTCACCTCGGGGACCATTTCGATGCGGGTGATCCGCGTCTCGTGATTCGCGAGAGTCTCATCCTGGCAGGCGTTCTGCTTGTCCTGATTCTGCATGTACTCGGTGAGGGTGTTGATAGCCTGGGTGTTCCCGGCGACGGCGACCGACACCTTGACGAGGGTCTTGATGAGGACGCCGACGAGACCGCCCAGGAGCGAGAGGCCCGTGAGGCCGACAGTGATCCAGGTTGCGGCCATGGCTTACTCCTTTGCCGCGGCGATGGCGTCCTGGAGACGCTTCACCGCCCAGCGCTCGAGCGTGGTCGGGGCGGCGGGCTTGCCATCGGGGCCCTTCACGCCGAGCTCGACAGCCTGGGCGACGAGGGCGGCCTTGTCGGGGGACGCCGGCTCGATCTTCTCGAGGAGGTCGGCGATCTCCGCCTTGAGCTCGGCATTCTCGGCCTCGAGAGCGTCGATGCGCTCCCACGGGTCCACCTTGCCGCTCTCGTCCTCGTCGAGGAGGCCCTCAGCTTTCGCGAGGGAGTCAGGGATCTCGACGAGGCCATCATCGCCAGGAGAGAATCTTTCCCCGCCAGCGAACATATCTTTCCCATTGGTATCGATTTTCATGGTTGGCTCCTTAGGGAGATATGAGCGGGGCTCGGAAGAGCCCCGCCCTGTTCGCTTAGCTCGACGGCGTGAAGTAGCCGGCCACCGCCGAGTTCCAGAACTCGGAAGTATACTCGCCGACGATCATCTTCCGATCGTTGTCGCCCGTCTTCGCGAGATCCTGGACCTGCATCTGGCGGCCGGCGAGCGGGAGGATCTTCACCTGCTCCGTGCGGAAGACGTAAATCTTGCCAGTCGCAGCATTGATGTCCGTCTTGAGCTCGACCTCGTGGCCGTACTTGGAGATGTAGCGGTCAACGTAGACTCCGCGAGTCTTGTCCTCGCGCTGAAGCTGGACCTTCGTGGAATCGAGGCCGGCGAAGTAGGAGAGCATGGCGGGGTTCATCCATGCCTCTCCGATGGATGCGCCCATCTGGTCGAGGGTGAGGAGGAAGGAATCGAAGTTATCCGCCGAGAAGGCCGAGGCGGCCGGGGCGTATCCGTTCGTCTTGATGAAGTAGTCAACGCCGCCCATGACCCGGCGATCGGAGTTGGAGGCCGCCGTGGTGAGCACGCCCCTCCAGAGGATGCGGCCGAGATTGAGGTAGAGGCGCTCGAGCTTGGCCTGGATCATGCGAATAAGCTGGTCGCCGTTGTTGACCTCGCGCTTGATTGCCTGCTGGGTTCCGGCGATCTTCGCGAAATCATTGAGGATGTGGGTAACGTTCTCGCGCTCGACCTCGCCAGTCCAGTCCGTATCCTCGTAGTCCTCGCCTTCCTTCGCAGCGTTACCGCAGAGGTAGACCGCGGCGCCGGAAGAGTGGGCAGTGTCGGCCGAGGAGAGAAGGACGACGGTCACGTTGAGGCTGGAGATGGACGCGACGCGATAGAGCACGTTGTCGACCGCGAGGAGAGAACCGACCCGGATGCCCGTGATCGCAGCGACGGGGAGGACGAGGGCGTCCTTCGTGTAGGCCCCGGTGAGGGTCGTCTGGATGGCCTGGCGGACATCATCCCACCAGTGGTGGGAAGTGTTCATCGCCACGTAGGGCTGTTCCACCGCGTTGAGGAGCGGGGTCTCCGGCCGGGTGATGAGGTTGAACGCGGCGGAAACGTCGCGCGCGTTGGTGGGGACACTATAGGAATCCACCATTCCGGTAACGATCATGTCTTTCTCCTTCGCGCCATCTGGCGCGGATTAGCTGCCGTCTCCCAGTGCTGCCGCAAGGGCGCTCTTCACGGTGGGCTTGTCGCCCGATCCCGCGGGGAGAGTCTGATGCTGCCCGCCCGCGCCGGCGCCGCGATTCCCGTCAGCCGGGATGAACCGCTTCGCGTGGTCCGTGGTCGGGTAGACCTTCTCGAGGTACTCGGCGAGGTTCTTCTTCGCGGCGGTCCGGGTTTCCTTACCGTCCGCACCCTTGCCGATCTCTTCGTAGTTCACAAAGGCCTGCTCCTGGCCTTCCACGGTCTCGTAAGCGATCTTCGAGCGGATGTGATTGATCGCGTCGTCCATGTCGAGCGAAGAGCGCTTGCCGATGCCGAGCTTCCCGAGCGCCTCGCGCAAGGTCACGCCGGTCTGATATTCGCGAGCCTTCGCCGACGTGTCGGAGAGGGACTTCGCGAGGGTGTCGCGCTCGCCGGTCAGCTTCTTGACCGCGATCTCGTTCGCCTTCCGCTCCTTCGCCAGGGACTCGGTGATCTCGTCGAGCTTGGCCTCGAGCTCGGCGACCTTGCCGCCTTCGCTCTCCTTGGTCTCCTTCGACTTCTTGAGGAGCTCGTCGTTCTTCTTCTTGAGCCCCTTCACCTCGTTCTCGATCGCGGATGCCTGTTCCTCCTCGGCCTTGGAGACAACTTCCTCGATCTGGTCATCCTTGAGGCCGAGTTTCTTGAGCAATGCCTTGAGCCATTCCATCGGTCACTCCCTCGCGCCCTCGGCGCTGTAGGCTGCGGGCCTAGCCCGCGTGATGTTCCCGGCCTCGCCGGGGGAAAAAGAAAAAGGGCGCCTGCATCGCCCGCGATCTCTCGCGAAGCTATACAAGCGCCCTTTTGGGGTCGGTTCGGGGATTACTCCCCTACAAACTAAATGCCGCTCGCCTTGAGGCGATTAGCAAGCTCCTCGTACACATGGTACGTGAGTGTCTCTACAAACATAATTATTACTTCATGTCTCTATTATTTGCAATAGCTAATTGCAACAAATAGCAATACTTCTAGCTCGCTTGCAAAACCTCCGACGCGCCCTTCTCCTCGATATGGGCCTCGCGGGGCTGACCGTTGTCGAACACGATGACGATGCGGCCGTGCTTGCCCTTCTTCCGCATGTCCTCGAGGAAGCGGTCGAGGGCCTCGTGGGCCTTCTTGTCCTGGAGGGTCATGCCGCCCCCTGTTTTATATGCCCATGCTCATAGAGCGTATTGTAGACGCCCTT